AGTGCTAATATCGATTAATGAAAAAGATGAATAGTCCTGTCCTCTTCCCTTACTGACATCTGCAACTAAAATATATTCATTTCCTTTTACAGGTTCTTTATATATTAACATATCACCACCTTCCATATTTTTAATCGGATGTGATGCTCTTAGATCTAAAAGAGTTTGTGCATTAATTAAAGTGTCTCCTGTGCCGAAAAATGTATTTCCAAATTCTTGATCAAATTGCACTTGTGAAGTATTGTTAATTGTTTCTTGTTTCCATTCTTCATTTCTCCCTGGTACATCATGCCAATCAACTCGAAAGTTACTATACTCATTAACACCTTGCACTGAACCTTCCCATATTTTATGAAATGTATTGCCTATACCATTTGCAGTTGATGTCACAATAATTTTTGTATCTGTACCTGATGATATTACGGGATATGTTGAAGTATAAAACTCTGCGGCTCTTTCTACAAATGCAAATTCATCTAAGTATAATAAATTAATTGATAAACCTCTGATTGATTGTCCTGATGTTGCAGCAGCAATAATTCTACTATTATTACTAAAATCGATATTAGATTTATTTAAAGCTTTTACACCGGGTTGTAAGAAAAATGGAATGTTTTCAAGCATTAAAGTAATTCTAGCCAACATTTCTCTAGCAGTTGCACCTTTGTTTGCTAATATTGCAATTGATTTTTCCGGTTGAAACAAAGCAAACCAAAGTAAATAACCACAAGCAGAAACTGATTTACCTGATTGTCTACATGCTAATACAACATTAAATCTATTTTTTTCAAATTTATTAAACATTTTCTTTTGATACGGGTATAGTTTAAATGGTACTAAACCTTTATCAAGGGAAATTATTTTTGCATACTTTTCCACAAAGTATATAGAACTTTTCATACACTTTGCGTATTCAGTAACTTCGGTTTCCGTCCAGTTTTGAACGATACCGTCTTTCTTAATATTTGGATTACCTAGATAGTTATCATTTTGATTTTGGAGTGACATTGACTAGGTCCGTTTCATTCTTAAGTAATTTTTGTAATTCAGCAGTTGAACCAACGAAGAGGTTGTTTGTTGTTTTTGCAATATTTTTTATCTCTTCTTTTCTATCTAAGTCTTTTTTCTTTTTATTTAAATCCATTAATCTATCATTAACATCTGAAATATTTTTAATCATACCTGATAATACTTCAAATGCACGAGGATGCTCACTTTCTCGAGCAACTTCGATCATTAATTCTAAACTTTGTTTACCTTTTTCAACAAGTTCATAATACGTATCACGAGAATATTTGTAATCATTATCAACATTCTTTTCTTCAGGTGGAAAAAATTTTTCCATTTCATTTCTGTCATTCATTTAAAGTAACAAACTCTCGATTTTTTATATGTTCTTTTTCTATATCTTCTTTTGATTGACCGTGATATGCAACTGCATGATGTTTCTCTATCATATATGTATTTATAGACTTATCAGTGTAGTTACTAGTTCTCCATAACTCACCGAGTATTCTACCAAATTTACCTGTTTTATCTTTATGAGTTTTTAATATTATTTGATCATCATCTAGCATTCCAGTTAAAAATTCTTTTGCCGCTAATCCATATTTTTTTTCTTCTAAGTCGCGAGTTCTTGATTCTGGAGTATCAATACCGTATAATCTAACTCTTTCTTTATGTAACCAAACACCGAAACCTAAATCAATATCTACATCCACGGTGTCACCATCAATTATTTTAACTACTTTACATCTATATTCATACATTATGCACTATCCACTATTGTTGTTGTAAAACCAAAATCACTGTCGGCTAAACCAATTACACTTGTTGGATTTGGCGTTACTGTTATTGTTTGAAGACCCATGTCTGAGTCTTTCAATCCTGAATTAATATCAAATACTTTTGCCACACTACTACGTATGACAGAATTATCAGCAATTGGACCATGATAACTTAACTTCATTTCAAAGTCCATACTGTAAATTATTGTACGTCTTTGTTCCATTGCTCCTTCAAAGTCATCAGAAAAAGCAACCCCTTGTATTATTACTGGTATATCCTCAAGCAATGTTGGATACTCAGTTGCAAAAGGTTTTATAGTAATTGAATACTGCGGATTAAACGTTGGTAAAATTTGTTCAACTATTTGTAATGCATCATCTTGAGATTTAGCATATGCATTTAATTGAAAATTTATAGAATATGGAACCGGTGTAAAAAACTTTTGTCTTTTACTTACATCTGCATTTGATGATGTAGTATTAAATGTTGATGTTTTAGCAAGTTGTCTAGTAGCATCATAAGCGATAGATGTTATTTCAAATGACATCCTTGGTAATTTAATTGCAACCTTAGTATCATCATTTAAATCCGGATTTTCTCTAACTCTTTCGAGAAATTTTTGTTTAGGTGCATAAGACAAAGGCACTTTAACTTGACTTATGACTGCTCCACTTGAATTTTTTCGAATCACGTATATATTATTAAACAGTCTGCCAAATAGTGCAACTGCTTTCTTTGTTTTTTCGTGATAAAAGTGACCGCCAAACATTAGTTATTACTCGTATCGCCAAATGGATTTGTTTCAGAAAAATCAATAAAATCGGTTGCAGTAGTAAAATCAGTGTTTTGTTCATTTTGTGAAAGTTGATTATCTTCTACTACTAAATTAATTATTCCACCTGCACCAGTCTTTAAACCAATAACTTTCTTACCAACAGTGAAAGCATGATATTTTCCATCATCGGCTCCTGCATGTATTAAATGTATCTTATCATCAGAATCTGAATATTTTGCAACTTCGGCTCTCATCAAAGTATCACCACTAGGACTGGTGATTGTTTCACCTATCTCAAATATTGTTGGTGACGGAGAACTAAATGTAATGGTTGGATTTGTATAACCAGTACCAGGGTTTGTAATAGTAAGACTGTCAACTTCACCGCTGTTACTATCTACAGTAGCAGTTATTGAAGCACCTACTCCATTAGAATCTGATATTAAAACGGTTGGAGCCACAAAATAGTTTGAACCACTATCAACAATTGAAACACTAGCTAACTGTCCACTATTTAATGTTACACTTGCTACTGCACTGTCACGTGTATTTGTTAATGTAAGTACATATTTGTAAGCATACCTTCTTTCTATATCATCAATTGTATCTACACCTGTATCTAAATCTTCTCCAGTGTATTCGAATAACTGACATCTTAATTTGTAAACTGGTAAATTACTTAATTGATAAAATGGCATCTCATGTTCTACATGAGTAATTTGAAATAAAGATTTAGAAAGTGGTAGATAAATTAAATCACCTTCAGAAGGTCTAGTACTTGTTATTTCATTATCATATCTTTGTACAGTTTGTTCCCATCTTTTTCTTGCAACTACAAACGTTGCTTCATCTCTTATCTCCACACCAAATCTTGTAAACAAATCTCCTTCACCTTCGAAACCTTCAGTGTTTTCGATGTACATTTCAATAACATGTGATGAATTAAAACTTGACTCTGGATCATCGCCAAGTACTCTATCTTCGTTTACAATATCTCGAGGCAAATAGTATACATCTTGCCCATACATTTTCAACGATTCAATTACAATATCTTCGTATAGGTTTTGTTCTGACTTTACCTTTTGACTAAAATATAAATTAGTTGCCATGTCATCCTACAAAAAAGTCTGGTGGAAGTTCTTGCTCTAATCTTAAGTTCTCTCTTAATCTTTCAATTTCACCTGTAGCATCATCATATATTTGTCTTCCATTTAAAACGACTCCTCCTGGCAACTGCATTCCGTCAAACTTAATTAAGTTAGTACCCCATTGCTGTTTTATTAAAGCAGTTGTGTATTCTTTTACAAACATATCATTAAATACTGATGTATGTGTACTTGGATCTATAGTAGTGTAAACTTCTGCAACTATGTAGTCACCAGCTTTTATATCATTATCTGCAAAATCTCCAAAGATATATAATCTATTTTGTCTTCTTGCAAATTGAACTTGTGGATGGCCATTTAACTTCATATCAAGTAATGACAAATATTGTTGCATTTGTTCGTAGTAAGCTAAATCACCAGCAAAATTCATTAAGTCTGCAATATCATTTAACATCATTTGATATTTAATGTCAAAAAAGTTTCTACTAGTATTGAATGAACTAGTTAAAGGAAACATCTTTGAAATGAATATAATATCAGAAGATATTGGAATATATTCATTTGATACATCAGTGGCGGTTATCAAATGTTTCAAGTATGTTCTAACAGTGGCATCAGAATGAAACTCTTGATAATATTGTAACGCTTCATCTACTCTATCCTCTAATTGATCTTCATCAACATTGATTTCAATTACAGGATCACCGAGTCTTCTTTTACAATAATCTATTAGAGTTGCTCTAGAATTAGGAGTTGCCATTTTTAATCCTTTATTTTATTCTATTTATAAGGACTTGCACCTAAAACATCACTATCCCATGCTGCTTTTAATGCTGTAATATTATCCGCATTTGTTATCGCAGAAGCAGCTGGCGCATCTCTAAGTTTTTTCTTTCTAGCCACACTTGCGACCTTTCCATCACTATCGTTTGATTCTGCTGCTTTCATCCAAACAACATCTTCTGCTTCAAGTAAAGGTCCTCTTACTTCTCTTATCTTATTTTTAAATATTTCTTTTGCTGCTGTTAAATCTTCACTGATAGCAGCTTTTGCACTATCAAAAAGCCATGCGTTTCTGAAATGTCTGTCAGAAGGCATGGTTGATGGTTTAGCACCAATTACACCATTTTTATCTTGAATCATTGTTGTCATATTTTTATCCTATGCTACTTCTTGATTAATCTTCCAAGCATTACGCCACGTTCTATGACTTGGTAGATTTTGTTTTTTACAAATCATTAATCTTCTACGATTTGATTTTTCATAATCTCTCCACACTCTTTGTGGTATATCTTTCATTATTAAATATTCAATTGCTTGTTCTTCAGTCATTTTATCAACTGGTTTCGTATTATGCAAGAGATAACCTCGAGTATGTTTCTTAAAATCTGGTTTTGCTTCATCTTCAGCCAAAGCCCAATAAACTTCTACTGGTGGAAGTATACCACCTTGTAAAGCACAAGCAAGCCAGTTTGGATCTGGCACTGTAACTTTAGCAGGTGCATCAGGTTCTTCCGGATCTTCCCACACTACTCTATAATCAGTTTGTACACCGTCTAAATTGTCTTTAGCCCAGTGTAATCTATTCCATAAATGTGTTCCCTGAAATTCAGGTGTTTTAATTGTCATGCTAAATCTCC